CGGATTCGGACGCGCATCGTGTCACGAACGTCTACCCTCCCGGCATGGAAGACGATGCCGATAGGCTACGCAAGGCGGAGCGCAACGGATGGTATCGAGCCAAAAGCCCCGAGCAGATCAAGCAATTCGAGACGGGCGGCATCGACCAGCGGGACATGGCGATGTCGCAATTCATTCAGGAGGAATTCGACCGATTCGGCGGCAACCTTCAAGCGATGGGCGGGCTTGGGGCGCAGGCCGCTACGCTGGGTCAGGAGGAGTTGATCCACGGGGAGTTGTCTCGCAACGTGGCTGATATGCGGATGGGGGTGGTTTCCTTTGCTTCGGACAGCATCTTGGATCTTGGAAACCTGATGTGGGAGGACCAGACTCTTGAACTTCAGTCGTCGATGCCGGTTGGAAATAGCGGAATCGAAGTCCGCAGCGACTGGACGCCGGACTATCGCATGGGTGCGTTTGAGGACTACGAGTTTCGCGTTGAACCGTACTCGATGGTCTTCAAGACACCTGAGCAAAAACTTCAGGAGATGTACCAGTTCGTTCGCGAACTGGCACCCATCTGGCCTATGTTCCAAGCGTCAGGGGCGTCGTTCGACGCCGAGGCGTTCGTTGATGAAGTTGCCCGACTGAAGAATCGGCCTGAATTCAGGCGGCTTATCACTTTTGCCAATCCAGCCGCGATGTTGGGTGGAGATCAAAACACGATTCGGCAGTCGCCGCATACGACGCGAGAGACGGTGCGCAAGAGCATTGGAACAGGCGGGACGAAGGAAGCCAGAAGTAACGCGATGATTCAGTCTCTTATGGGAGGCAAGCCACAAATCAATGGTCAGCAAAGGGCCATGATGGGGAGGCCACCAGCGTGAGCGATACGCCCGAACACATGCCCGACGAAATACAGATGCTGACGCAGCCGTTGATGACGGAAGAAGGGTTTCTCAATGAAGCCTGCATGAATGAACTAGCTGCTGCGATAAACAACATGCCGGAGTCATACGAGCGACTTGCGGACAAGCCTGAGTGGAGCATTCCGGCGTGGGTTAGCGTGAACGAGATTGTCGGCTTACTCGCCAACTGGGCTATTCGGCAAGCAGTTGGCGTACCTCCAAAACTCGTTGACGTTGTCGGGTTTGTTCATGCGGCCATTGACCTTGACGAACGATTCACAAGTTGGGGAGACGATATTGGAAAGTTCGCCCAACTGTCGTTATGTGATGTCAACCGCTTGCTGTGGGAAATCCTCGGCGACTTGCAGCCATTCAATGACTGGAATGATGCCAACATTATGGGCGACATGGGATTGCAGTGGATTGACCTGAGTGCCGTGCTTCACAACGTCTGCATCAGCCTGCGTAACCAGAGACGGCACGATGCGGCGTTTGATGCCGAATTTGAGAAGGAGCACGGCTCGTGAGGAAACACAAACTCAGACTGAACGGCAAGGAAGTCTCCGCCGCCGAGTTCCATCAGGGCGGGGCAGTCGGCGGGGGAGGCATCCCGATGGGCACGATGGCCTACAACACGGCCAAGCCGCTTGTGTCCGAGGGTGTGGGGTGTATGAAAGCGCAAGTTCCCGAAATGAGGGAAGCGATTCGCGAACACGGCATCGTCGGCGCACAGGTAAGAGACAGCGGACAAATCGAATTCACCAGTCGCAGGGCGAGAAAAGAGACGCTTCGCATGAGGGGGCTGTTAGACAATGACGGCTGCTATGGCGACTAAGACGAAACACGAGTTTACTAACTCTACGGAGAACGGTCATGTCAACGGCAGAGCTGAACGAAAACAGCACAAAAGAAGACATTCAGGCCCACGTCGAGCAAGTCGTTCAGGAGGTGGCAGAGGAGCGCGCCGGCGAACAGAAGTCCGATGCGCAGATAACTTCCGAGCACGCCAACACCAAACAACCCGCACATCAGGAAACACCTGCCGAGACGAATTCCGGCAGTGAACCCGCCAACGTCGAGGCCGACCAAGGCGAGGATACCGCTGAGGTCGAGGACCAAGGCGAGGATACCGGCGACACGTCTGAAGGCCAGGAATGGCTGACTGACGACGTGAAAGCCGAAGCAGCCGCGTATGGCATTGACGAATCGGAAATAGCCGATTTCGCCAGTCGCGAGGAATTGGATCGGGCGCTGAGACTCTTCGACAAGAGCGCGTTGGACGCTGGACGTAAGGCTATGGCCGCCACGGAAGCCGAAGACACCAAAGGCCCTGTTCGCAACGATAAGGGCCAGTTCGCGAAGAAGGAAGATGCGCCTGTAGCTGACGACCAAGTCCCCGATGCGGTAAAGGTCGACGGCAAGTACGAGTTTACGTGGGACCAAGATGTGGTCGAGGACGAAATCGTAGGGGAATTCACACGCATGAGGGATCACTACGAGTCCCGCCTACAGACTTTGGAGTCCCGGCTGAACGCCTCCGAGGAGTTGTTCGCGGAAGCAGACGCCAGGGCGGAGGAGCGGCACTTCGACAGTTTGGTGGATTCTCTCGGCCACGACGACTTGTTCGGCAAAACCGACAAGGAGTCCCCCAAGCAACTCGAACGGCGAGAAGATTTGCTGGTTGCAGTGAAAGCCCAGCAACTCGGTCTTACGCAGTTGGGGCGTCCAACGGAACTCACCGAGTCGTTAATCAATCGCGTGGCACGCATGGTGTTCGCGGAAGAACTCGGCAAGAAGGACTTGAAAAAACGAACCCGCAAGATTTCCAAACAGAGCAACGGCCGACAGGGCGGCGGGGCAACCCGGCCCCAAGACCCACGGGAAGACCCGAGGGACGAGGCCGAGCGGCTCTATAGGGAGCTTGAGCGGGCTTCTTGAATAAAGGAGTAGCCAATGGCACTCGGTATTGAACAAATTGACGATTTTGTGGCTGGGATTCACCAGAAGTTTGCTGGTGAGGATCGGCTGGCAGCGCAGGACATCTCCCTACCGCTGCAAGAGTACAAGTACGCATCGCGCCTTTTCAGCGGGAATCTGAAGAAGGACACGATGAGTACGTCGCAGTGCAAGTGGAAGGTCAAGGTGGACACGAACGACAACTTCCAGGTTGTCGGGCTGTATCACAAGGACACCACGGGCCGCGTGAACGTCCTCAGCGAAGGGGAGTTGAAGTGGGGTCTCACGACCAACAACTACCACTACGACATCGACGAGGAAATCTTCCAGACTGGTGGTCGGCAGATTTACGACTACCTCGAATCTCTGGAAAGTGACCTGATGACATCGTTCTACACCGGCATGGAAGACGTCATCTTCGGTGCTGGCCCGGCTGCCTCCACGACGTCTCCGTTTCCGCCCGTGTCTTTGTTGTGGTGGATCACCGCCACGGACGACAGCACGAGCGAGAACAACTCGGAAGAAGGCTTCGACGGGTTCGAGCCGGTCGGTTGGAGTTCCGCTGGTGTGGGCGGAATCTCCTGCACAACCTACAAGCAATGGCGAAACCGAACGTTCCCGTACACCAACGTGGAGCGAGACGACTTTGTCGAGAAGACCATCAACTCGATGGACCTCTGCCAGTTCCAGCCGCCGGTCCAGCGGCCGGACATCGTGGACCAGACTCGCCACGACTGGGAGTTGTTGACCACACACAGTCGCGTGGCTGCCGGGCGTCGTCTGTTGCAACTGGGCAACGACAACATCGGTGATGACATGGCGGCGCACAGCGGCACGGTTTACATCCGCGGCGTCCCGATGAACTGGGTTCCGGCGTGGACGAACAGCGCTAGCGCCAATGCACGCACCGATGGCGTGATCCTGGGCGTGAATTGGGCGTCGTTCAAGTGCTACTACGCCCAAGGTCGCCAGATGCGTAAGCGGAAGGCGTTCCAGCATCCCGAGATGAGCAACGTCCGCGTGCGTTGCATGGACGACTCGGTGCAACTCGTGTGCTTCAACCGCCGGTCGAACTTCCGGGGGTATTGCACGGCAACGGTAACGGAAACCGCGTAAACCATTTCGCGTACCCTCGCACGGGGGCTGCGAGAATAAGCAGAAGCCCCCTGTTTTTCACCTTTTTTTGGAAGGAGTCTTCCAATGACGCAGCTCTATTTTTCCGAAACCGATGGCATTGGCCCCTCTACGAAAGTGTGGAGTAAAATCAACTGCCCACACAGTGCGGGGTTCTTTCGGACAAGGGGCGAGGGGAACCCCGCCCTTGGGTTCTACGACGACTTTCTCTTCCACGACACCACGACGGGTGATGGATACGGGAAGTTGACGGAGCACGGGGCGACCGTCGCGCAAATTGCCAGCGAGGCGACGGCTCCGGGCATCGTCCGGCTTATGGCAGACGCCGACAACGAGGAGGCTACCCTTCAGTTGGGTAATATCCTCGACGTGGGTGCGTTCCGCTTGCAGAAGGACTTCGCCTTCGAGGCACGTATCCGCGTGAACGCTGCTGCCATCGTGGCCACCGACTACGGGTTCTTCGTGGGGATGGCGACCGGAGGTGCGAGCGGTTGCTGCGTGACGGAGCAGTTGTTCGCGGCCGATGCCATTTATGGTACGGCGAACCTCGTGGGCTTCCAGAGCCTTGCGGCTGAAAGCACTGCCTTGGATGGTATGTACCAGGCCAGCGGGCAGACGAAGGTGGATGGGGCGGTCGACACCGACCTGGACACCGTAGAGACCCTGGTGGCTGCCACCTGGGTTAAGGTCGGGTTCAACTTCAGGGCGGCCCGACCTCGCCGGCTGGAGTGGTTCGTGAACGGCATCAAGGAAGGGGAGATCCTTGAGACCGCCGTGACGGCGGCGGCGTTCCCCGATGCGGACGCGGCGTTCATGCAGCCGACTATCGGTATTCGTGGTGCCACTTCCTCTGGCGCAGCGAACCTCGACATCGACTGGTGGGCTTGCGCCCAGTTGTATTAAGCCTTGGGACCACCGGGGGCGGGTTCGCGCCCGCCCCCGGTTTCCTTTGACTGGAGGTTCCTATGGCTACGATCAGCGTCTACCAGTATTTCACGGTCGAAATTGACGGCCGTACTCTGTCGGGCGGGTCGCTCACGGTCCCCACAAGCATCACGCTTGGCGACAACGAGGCGGTCGACCAGACCTTCAAGCTCGCTGCGCAGACGGCGATGAAGATATGGGACAAGACTGAAAACGAGGCGATGGGGGACTTCGACTTCCTGTGGTTGGAGTCCGATCTTGATGTATTGGTGCAATTTACTACGGACGCTGGGGGCGACGACGAATACTTCGTCAAAAAACTGAAGGGCTCTGGGACAGCGGGAATTATGGGGACAGCGTTGGTGCTGGGGGCGGATGTAGCCCACCAGTTCGACGGGGCCGTAGATGTGTTTGACGGGACGGAAGACACCATCGACGAGATTTGGGTCTATTCCGAACATGCGACGAACACACCTCGTGTGCGACTCGTGGTGGCAACGTAGGAGGCTTCCCGATGGAAATGACCGTCAGCTATACCAGCCTCCTTGAAAGGGTCGGTCGCAAGATGTTTGGAAATCGCTCGGGATTCTCGGACAGCGAGACGAGCGACATTGACGATGCAATCGAAGACGGGCTGAAGCGGGTCTATGCTGCACATGACTGGAGTTTCTTTTGCCCGGAAGTGCCCGTTACGACGGTGGACG